AGCTTTTGATTAGTGACATAGTTTTTCCGCTTACATTTGGTTAGTTATTAAATGAAAAGGGCTCTCAACTGAGAGCCTTTTTTATTTTATCTTATTATAACTATTTTACCAATTTGTTGATATTCAACTTTTTTTCCTTGAGGCGAATAAATACAAAGAAATGTAAACACACCATCCAATTGATTACCCTTATCATTTATCCCCTTAAATTCCTCACCAACCCAAGACCACTGCATTTGACCCCATCTATCAAATATAAATAATTTACGAATAACAACATTATGATATTTAGGGAACCACGTTTTATTCACACCATCTGGCACAAGTGCTGTTGCAAAATAAATACTCCAACCACAATCTTCAGCAACTAAAGTTATTATAGCCTCACCCACACAACCATTATTATTTTCAACCTCAATCCATACTAACAATTCTTGTGGTAAACTATCAATTTTAATTGATGGTGATGATTGTCCAAAAAACTCAATATTAGGTTCTACAAACCACTTATAAGTCCAAGTGGCATTAGAGTCCACCCAAAGAGTAATCGTGTCACCAATGCATTTATTCTGGCCAAATATTTGATTTGTGAATAACAGTAATAATATAATTAACCATTTATTCATCATCAACAGTAAAAAATAATTGAGCTTCAGCCTCTCGTCTACGGGTTAATCCACGACTTACTTTACCTTTAATCTTATTCCACATTAGGAATGCATTAGCTATTGATGGGTCATTTGGATTAGCTATTGTACGTTTAATAACTGTTGATTTACGGAAGTTACCACATCCTATATTATATGCCAAAGATACTAAAGCATCGAATTTATTTTGGGAAATTTTTGTTTTACCTAAAGATTTTAAAACACAATTTTCGAAGTTAACAAGAATATTTTTAAACAATTCTTCAGCTTGTTCTTTGGTGATTACATCACCTTCTTTAACTGGAGTACCATCAAGATAAAATGTATTGCCGTAGCCAATAGTCCAAATTTTAGCTGGACATAAATATGCTTCCAATTCACACCCTTCAAATTGATGTAATAAATTTATACCTTTTTCTGAAACTTTCATTACTTATCAATATTACCTTCTTCATTATCGTCTTTACCATCAATTATATCACCAACATCTTCTTTAATTTCTTTGGCCCTTGCCAACATCTTCTTTAATGAGTCCCAAATATTAATGTTAAATGATGCTTCTATATTTTCATTAATGCTTTTTAACTCAATTGATAGTAATGTAAGGACAACTAATTTGGTTGGTAATAATTCGTGAGAAGTAAAAATTTCAATAAAACTACTTAATAGATATTCATCAATCAAATAAACACCAATAACACAGAATTCGTACAAAAACATCTTAGATATTATTGCTGACATTCTTCGTGATGTTATCTTTTGTTTGCACTTATATGCTTTAAAAATACCAAATAATGTATCAGCAAATATTGCGAACCCTACAATAATAAGTAGGGGTCCAATAGGTGTAAAAAATGCAATTATCATTGCTGCAATTGCAAATATTTGAGTTTTTAAATTCATAATTAAAACGCTTATTATTGATGAGTTCATAATAATTATAGGTTAATAGGTTAGGTGTTATTACCTATAATTATATAAATCTTTTAAATGCTCCAGTTCCATCAATGTAACCCCATCCGCAACCATTAGGATATAAACCAATTTGATTCTTATATCCTGATTTTTGATGGTTTGGTGCCATATCATTTGATGCATTTTCTGAACTTACATATAATGGAAATAAGTTTGCATTTTTGCAAAGATAAGCAACAAGACGTTGAGTATAGAATTCAGCTCTATTTTGAATCTCTTTTCTTAAAAAATGAAATGTACCAGCATCAACGTTGGTAGCATTTTCTCCAAATTGTGTAACAGGACCTTTATTCTTAACGTTATAAGCCAAGAACGGAAGCGTCATTTGCGCTGCTTGATATGCAAGTGCTGGCTTAATATAACTCATCAATTCTTGTTCATCAGCTGTAAGAGTTTGAGCTGAATAAGCTGTTTCTAAATAATTATAAAATGTGGTACCTAAGATTGGTTGAATATGCATATCTTGTGCAACACCAGCCGATTGTTCGATATCTTTGATATCCACGTTAAGATTGAATACCGTGTTTTCACGAATATATTCTTCACCAATAAATAATACGTTTGCCATTATTCTTCACTTGTATTTAACATCATTGTTATTTCATCATTTGATAAACCTAAACCACTTGCCAATAACACAGCAGCTTGGTCGTAATTTAATTTGCCTTGTCCATATTGACGAATGATTCTCAACATTTGTTGATGTTCACGCCCTGACATTTGTCTTATAGTATCATTGACAACTATTTCAGTCTTTCCACCTTCAATAGCCATTTCTTCTTTAACCATTTCAGCTTTGATTTCTGGAGCAACTGTTGGATTTAATTTGGCAATATCAGCATCATTAAATTTAATGTTAGCCATAACACCATTGATATGAATAATATCATTCAAGATAGTTTCAATTATTATTTGAGCTGGAGCAATTACTTGTTGGTTAAATAAATTAAACGCATATGGGAATTCAGTTTGATTACCAAGGCTACCACTTGTCTTCAATCCTAAAAGGATTGGATTGATTTGGTGAGCATAACAAACTTGTCTTTGAATACTATCAGTTAATTGAAGGAATGTTGCATCCAATTTATTTGGTTCCAATTGTTCGATATCTGGAGCACTATCTCTATCTGGAGAGAATGTAGTAAGCAATTTACCAGTATTAGATGTTCCAGCAAATGAATTGTGAATACCACGAATAATAGCTTGTTGTTCTTCAATTGTTTCAGGTTCAAAAAAGAACTTAATTAACATTGATGGATTTATACTATTCACGATATTTGAACGGTGATAGTTAGACATCTCAGCATCAAGAATAATCCAATTAAGAGCACTTTGGTATGTTGGTTCAGCGTATAAACGCATACCAGGTGATTCAATCTGTATTTGCAATAATTGAACTTTTTCTTCTTTATTCTTTTGGTCAAACTTTGGATATTTGATGATAGGGTATTTTGTGTAATAAACCCAATCCCAATTATATAAATAATTGATGGCTTCCATTTCAGCATTAACATCGTTGATACGAATCTTATCAGGAGAAATACGTTTAACCTTAAGGATTTTTGTATTGTCATCATTCCAAGTTATCTTAAGACAAATTCTTGAATGAATGAAAAGGTCCATTGCCAATTCGTTGATACAACCATCAAATTGATTTGTTAATTGGTTAAGTGTGATTTTATCTTTCATAGATAATCCATCAGCACCTTCAATTGAATAACCATTACCAACTGTAAGCAATTTCTTCAAATTAAGAATGGCATTATGCAATGGTGATTTTTTTACGAATTGATTTAATTCTTGTGGAAAAAGACCATCAACACCAAATTGATAACCACGAGGACCTTTCATAAGGTCTTGATATGCCATTGTGTTATAATCAACATTTAAATTGAATGTTTGCAGACTAGGTGTGCTTTTCTTTTCAACTATCAATGGTGTTGGTGTTTCTGTTTTCTTTTTTGAAAATCTATCAAATATTCCCATTATGTTTTGTTTTATTTTGTTTTATTTATTAGCGATAAATTGATGGTACATTACTATTGGTACCGTTGACTATAACTTTACCAGTTTGAACTACACGTCCAGTAGTAGCTGATACACTTAATGTAGCGGCACTAGCTTCATAAACGTTATAAGTATACATACCTGTAAGTAGAGTTACTTGACCAGATAATGGAATTGCAACATCATTTTCAGTAATCTCAAATCTATTATATCTACACTTAAATGTTGACAAATCAGGTGAAGTAAAAAATATCTGATTATTATTTAAATCATTATTAAATTCGAATAAATAATTCGGATTAAGTAAACTTGAATTTGTTGTTAGCTCAAGTATTACTGTGTTGGTTGTTCCTCTGTCAATTACTATCATATTATATAATTATTTAATTTAATGTGATGTTCGGATTTTATTTAAATAAAAAGGGCCCATCACTGGGCCCAATTTATATTAGGGAAAATCATTTAGATACAAGCAACCAATAAGTCAGCGATGATTGATGGGTCAACCTCTGGCATCATATCTGGTTCTTCACTTGTTAGAGTAAGTGAGTATTTTGAACCATCAGCCTTAGCAAGACCAGAACCTTCACCAACAGCTGTAAGGTTAGCAAAGTTAGTTAAACCTTGCAACCAATAAAGACCATTAGCATCTTTAAGGATAACCACAAGGTTACGTTGACCAGCTCCAAGCAATTGGATAGCATTACGTTTTTGCACATCTCTACGAGCGATGTTAAGAGTTGTCTCAACTGTGTAGAAAGTTGAACCGTTAGTCAAATCAATGTTACCAGTTTCAACATATTGTGCTGAATTTTTATTGAAATTAAATTCGTAGAAAACTGGAATTGTTGAACCAGTTGTTGTACCAGAAGTTTCAATCGCAGTTACAGTACCATTTGTTACAGTGATACCAGTGATTGTTTCAGCTTCAGCCACATAAAATTTTAGCAAACCACCAGCGTTGTTATCACAACCTTTAGGAATACAAGAAAGAATATTACAAGCCATATTATATTTTTTTATTTATAGTTTTATTTTTGTTATTTTAATTATAAAAAAAAAGCCAGCTGATTGCCAGCCAGCTTTTTTAATTTAATTTAGTTTTTTGTTTGATTATGCGTGCATCCAAACAATTTCGCTAGGGTTAACGATTTCGTAACCAACAGCAAGTAATACAACAGTTAAGATGTTAGGGATACCTACAGTCTTAAGTTGGTCGATTGCTTCAATAGTACCTGACTCAGAACCATCAAACGCATAGATAAGGTTTTCAGGACGTGTGAAGACGATGTTACCGTCAGTCATACCTGGAGCTTCTACCATACGGTAACCAGCAAATGACAATGGCATCTCACCAGTGATAAACGCTGAAGTGTTACCTAAAGCAGCAGCGATACGGTAAGCAGTAGCAACAGTTGATGATACGTAGAATACAGCACCAGCTTCTTTAGCTTTAACAGCAGCAGGAGCAGCAGCAATTACAGCAGAAAGTAAAGAGATAACGTTAGAAGTAGTAACAGCAGTCAATGTAACATCAACTACGTTAGCATCAGCCAACATTTTCTTTTCAAGACCATCACAAAGAGTTTTGAATGCGAAATTTCCAGAGAAAGTTGCACCAGTACCAGCTGTGTTACCTTGCCATCTGATTATTGCCAATTCTTGACCAATTTCTTTTGATAATTCACCCCAGTAGAAATTCATATATGATTGAATATCATAGTTAGTTTCACCAGCTCTCATAAGATTTACTAACCAGCTTGATTCTAAGTCAGTCTTACAAACAGAAACGTTTGCCTTAAGAGGACATACAGTTACAGTTGTAGCAGAAAGGTTAGAAGCAGAAGCAGCGAAAGTACAATCCAATGCTTGAAGAACAGAAGGGAAAGTAGTCGTTGAAACTTTAGTTGCGTTTTTTACACCAGGCAATACACGGAAGAAATTCAAGTCTTCACCACTAAGGTAAACTTTTGAATAAAATTCTTCAGGGTTTGGACAAAGCAATGCATTAGATGCGATTGTTAAAGAAAAATCTAATTTTTTCATATTTGTTTTAATTTGTTTTATTTTTTGTTGTTATAATAATAATTATTTAAATTGAAATTTTGTTCAATTTATTATTTGTTTCTTTTAAAAGCTGCAAAGTTATCAGCCATTGATGCTGGTTTCTTCTTCATTTCAACTTCAACTTCTGGTTTAGATGCTTCGATTTCTGATTTAAGTTCAGCAATGATTTGAAGCAATTCTTCAATCTTACCATCAACATAACCTTTGATATCTTCAGCTGGTGCTTCAACAATTACTTCATCTTGCATTTCTTCTTCCTTAACTTCTTCAACTTTTTCTTCTTCCTTAACTTCTTCCATTTCTTCAGCTTTAGGTTTGATTTCAGTAATTTTCCCACCAACAGTAACTACAACGTCACCATTTTCCAATACGTGTTCAGCATCGAATACAGGAACAGATTCACCGTTCTCATCCATTACTTTCACTTCGGCACCAACTTCAAGACTTGACACATAAATTGGTGTACCGTCTGCTAATCTAGCCATTTCGAATTTTAATTTCATTTTGTTTTCGTTTTTATTTTCTTCGTTATATTTATTTTCTTTCCACTTGCTGTAGCAAATTGCAGCAGCTTGGTCTTGTGGATAACCACTATTTATTTCTTCACCAATACATCTTGAGATAAATTCTTCTTCACTTTCACCACTTCTTGGTTCAACCACATAAACTTGTAAATCTTCAAATTTATCTTTATCGATTTGTTCTAATTTTCTTTGAGCCCATTCAATACCAGCATCACCACCCCAAGCTAACCACATTAATCTACCACAACCATCACCTAATTCTTTTTGAGAGTTTTGGCGATGTCTTTCAAATGCAGCCATTCTTGCTATTGTATCTCTACTAATATTTTCACCATTTGCTAATTGATTAGCTCTAGCTTTACCAACAGCAGTACCACAATCACCCCATCCATTTTCTTCAGCATATCTCAATGCAATCTTTGCATTTTCACTTGCTTGTTTAGGATAATCATTATAAGTTTCAAATTCTTGTTTTGTAAATTTATGTAAAGACAATCCTAAAAATCCTTCGATTGAATAACCAACTCTATCTTTTGCCATTATTTCATTTTTGAAGAATTCTTTATCTGTAAATTGTGAAACAATAAACCAGCTACCTTCAGGTACCTTTATTCCATATTTTGTATAAGATGGGTCAGTTTCTGGGTCACCAGTAATCCAAGAATCAAGGATATAAGATGGTGCTGATAATTCAGCATTATGTTCAAGATTAAATTGAACTGGTGCTTTTTTGGCCATAAAATCGGCTCTTAGTTTTTCAATAACTTCTTTTGTGAATACTACTTCATAAGGCCCCATTTCAGGGTCTTCACGATAAATTGGCATATCAGGTATCATTGCGGGAGCTGCTAGTCTATATTTCAGTTCATCCGCAAATACCATAAGTTTGTCTATATTAAATGCAAGACCTTTAGTAATAATCGCTGGTGTTGACGTATAAGCTACTTGAGTAATTCCCAATTCTTCTTCACCATCAGCATCTTCAGGGTTAACACTAATTGAATATCTCGGTAGTTTTTCAGTTGCCATATAAATTATAATTATTTATTTATTATTTTTGTTCAATCTATAATCCAAGCTCTCGTTTCATTGATAGAATATTAAATGCTTCAATTACATTTAATTTAGAAGCTTCGGACATTTGTAAAATATTATTATTTGCAAGTTGATAAAGAAACAAATTCCAAGACCATTTTTTAATTGTTTTTTCTTTTTGTTTTTCTTTTAACATTTCAGATTTTGAAATAACTGAACCATTATCAAAAGATTCATCATCATCCTCATCAATTGGTCCAGAGAGCAAACCATCATAATTTTCAAAAAACTTTTCTCTCCAATTTAAATAATTTGGAATTACTTTATAAACTTCTAAAATTGAAACATTATCGAATAAATCAGCTCTGTGATAAATCCAATCACCATATTCTTCAAACTTTTGATTATATAATAAATCTTTATCTTTGATTTTTTGTCTATAAAAAATAGATAAAATAACTTTTAAATTTGAAATATAATCATTAGTTATAAAATGTTCCAAATCAATAAAGGCACCAATTTCAAGATGGTTAAATTCTTGAATAAAATATAAAGGACCAGCTGGTGTTTGTATTGTTTGTGAAGGTGGTTTGTTTGGGAATTTATTAACAAATTTAAATTGATTAAGTAATTCTTCAAATTTATTAAAAGGTAATTCCTCAATAATATCAGTTGAAGTATCAGTCAATAAAGATAAATAATATAAATTTAATTCATCTTCATTATCAAAATCGTCAACTTTTAATTTTGATAATTCAATAAACTGATTAACGGTAATATCTCCCCAATTTTTTGGTTGCTTATTTAACATTTTTATTTTGTAAAAAACTAACCAATTTATTTATATATGGAGCAACAATATCCATATTTAAATCTTTAAATTTTTCTTTTCTAGAATCTATTGATTCTTTTGAATAGTCAAGTTTAACTTCTCCATCAACTATTGGATGAAAAAGAATAGATACCATTTCAATTAAAAAACCATCTTTTTTATCAGCAAATAATTTTTGAAATAAAATAGTTTCTTTTACTGAAAAAGTTTTTGTATTTTTTCTACCATACTTTTCACCATCAACCATAAAATCTTGAATAACCTCATCTTCATTCCAAGCAAAAACATCAATTGAATTATAATCTTTTATGATATCTTTTAATTCTTCCAAATCTAAACTCTCTATTTCATCAATAGATAAGTTAGTAATTATTGAAGCAATATCAATATAACGCTCTAATTCATTATCATATTTTTTTAAAAATGTGTTTAAGATTTTTTCAAACTTTTCAATCTTAATTTCTTTGTAGTTTTTTTCAATTGTGTATTTCATATTCCCTAATTTTATATTAATAATTATTATAACTCTGACGCTGTTCGGAACCTATTTAATCTTCTTTGAACGCTGCTAATATCTGATTCGGAAACAAAAGCTTGAATTAATTGTGGTTGATTACCACTAACATTATTTCCAGAACCACCAGTACCAAATAATGCAAATGAATTCGGAGTTTGTGCTTGAGCAGTTGATTGAATACTACTCGAACTTATACTAGCAGTTCCACCACCACCACCAGCACCCAATGCTGCAATTGAAGCATCAGCTTGTTTAATACCTTGATTAGCTTTAGCAATAGCAGCAACAACAGCAGCAATATTAGCCGCAATATTAATTGCAAATGATATCGGGTCAAATGATGATGTACCAGCAATTTTAACGGCATTAGCAATAGCTATACCCGTGTTTAATGCAATACTAGCAATCGCTAAATTACGTTCTCTTTTAATAGCTTTCTTTTCTAATTCAATTCTTTTCTTTTCAAGTTGATTTCTTGAATTTTCGATTTCACTATCTAACACACCAATTTGTCTTGCTCTTTCTTTTTCATCTTGAACGTTAGCCTCAATAAATGCTCTACGTCTATTATATTGAGCTTCTAGTTCTGTTGTTTCAATTTCAATTTGACTTTGCTGTGATGATAATATTGTATCGCTTATACTTGCAAAAATATTAATAACATCATCGCCATATTTTTCCAATTTTTCAGCTAATACTAATAATCTATCTTGGAGGGTAATAGTACCCAAAACTATTTCATCAGTTGTTTCTTTAATTGTTAATGTGATTAAATCACCAGTTTCTTTTGCAAAATTAACTTCTTTTGATTTTAATTCTTCACCCTTATCACCAGCTAATTTAAGTCTTTTATCGAGAAAAGTTTTTTTAATATTTAAAATTGTTTCTTCAAGTTTTTCAACAGAAAAACCTTGGGCTTCGGCAATTTTTATTTCTTCAGCTTCTTGACGTATTAAAGCTTCTAATGCTGTTTCATTATATTTTTGGTCAAATTTAATTCTTTCATCAGCAGTTTTTTTAGCATCAGCTATCCTTTTAGTATTTATTTCATTTTCTTTAATCTGAACTGCTAAAGCAGCATCTTTTTGTTGTTTTTCAAATTCCTTTAATTTTGGAATTAAAACATTATCAAAAAATGTTGATATACCAATAAAGTTTTTTATTCTTTGAACTTGACTATCTACCAACGCTTTGTCAGCTTTTAACTGTTGCAGTTCAACTTTTGAAGCATCTTTTCCTAATGATTTAAGAAGGTCAATTTCATCTTGGTATGCTTTTCTTACTTTTTCTCTTCTTTGAGATTCAGCATCAAATCTTTCTTTATTCTTTTTACTAGCTTCAGCATTTCGTCTTTCAACCTCTGCTTGAGCATCAGCTTCTTCACCTAATTTTTCAATAACCAAATCAATTAAATTTGTTATTGGGAAAAGGATATTAAATACAGTTTCAAATTCAGTATATAAATCACCAGCGAACTTAACAGCATCAACAATAAAATCAACTATTTTACCAATAACAATTTCAAAACCTTTTGCAACTTTATCTAATCCACTAAACTTTTCTCTCAATACATCAAAATTTGCAATTAAAGCAGTTACCCCCAAAACCAAAGCACCAATACCAGTTGCAGCAATCGCACCAGATAATCCACCAAAAGCTTGAGTAGCACCATTAATACCTAACTTAAATTTATCAAAATCCAAATTCAATATACCTTCACGGATTGTTCCAATACTATTTTTAAACCTTTCAAGACCTGAACCTTGTTGAAGTTTTAATGTATCATTTAAATCATTTATTCTATCCTTTAATTTACCAGCAGCATTGGTAAGTTTATTAAACTCTTCAGTACCTTCCTCAGTTTTTAAAATTTCAGAATTAACATCACGTAAAGCAGTTTTAATATCTCTGAGTGAATTTGCAGCATTAGCTGTTTCAATTATAATATCTATTTGGACTTTCTTTTCTGCCATTGTATTGTATTTTATTTATAATTATAAGTTGAAAGTATTTGCTTATTAGAATGTGTAATCAACCCTTACTCTCCACGTTAATGACGTTGCAGCCAAACCAGTTACTTGGAATTGTAAACCATTACCAGAAGCTACTGGTGTTGCAGTTACCCCCAATAAAGCTACATCACCATTTACACTTGGAATACTTGCAAATACCAATGTTGGAGTACCAGTTATCCATTTAATCATTCCTTCACCAGTAATAATTCTTGAATCACCTGTAGCTAAATTAATACAAGTTATTAAATATCTAAATGCAGCAGCTGTTGTTGGTGATGCTGTAAAGTTTGGTCTCCAACCGTTTACCCCTGTGTTATTTGATAAAAAATCTAATAATGTTGGTGTGTTATTAACAGTTGATGTAAAACCATCAAATGTACCAAATTGTGTTTGTCCGACAGTACCCAATGATGTACAGCTACTTGCTATCTCACCATCAATTTGTGTTCTAGATTCATTACCACCAGCGTGACTTGCAAGTCCTTCAGCTATACTACCAATACCTTGTGCGTGACAACTATTGCCTAAAGCTTGAGTACTACTACCTTCTGCGTGACTACCAAAGTTACCACTTGCAATAGTACCTAAACCCTCAGCGTGACTAGCACTACCTGATGCAACTGAACCACTACCTTCTGCGTGACTATCAGTACCAGATGCTGTTGTATTAAAACCTTCTGCGTGACTATTATCTCCAGATGCTGTTGAGCTATTACCTTCAGCGTGAGCACCTAATCCAGAAGCTATGGTGGCTCCACCTTCAGCGTGAGCTGCTTCACCAGATGCCAAGGTGTTAAAACCTTCAGCTACCGCATAGTCACCAGTTGCATCAGTTGTTGAATCATTCAATGCTTTAATCGCAAATCCAGCTATCGCACCAGTACCTTCACCCCAAACAGATGGTTCCATTGGTGTTGACGAACCTCCAACAAATATAGTTGATGCTGATATAGTTGTCGCTGATACTGGTACAGCAAATATTGCTTGGCCATCACCAATTACAGTTTGACCACTAACACCAAATAAATAAATGTTATCACCACTTACTGTATTATCCTCACCACTAACAAAACTATAACGACCACCTAAATTATTACCATTACCATTAACAAAGTTGTTACGACTACCACCTTGGAATGTATTATCCAAACCATTTACAATTGTATTGGTTACTGTAGTTCCGAAATTGTTTTGGGATGGACCAGCTTCAATGCTCACTTGATTAGTTACCCAATTATTTTTTGGACCCAAATCATTTATATTATTTCTGTTAATTGGGAATGATGTGAATGTTGTTGAATCATCAATACTAATTAATTCAACTTTTGTTAGTCCATTACCATTTGGATTATAATCAATTACTCTATTAATATTCCAATAAGTATCGTGTACCCATATTTTATCTCTCAAATCTAGATTAGCAATATCATTTTCAGTTAAATAAAATATACCTGTCATTAACTTACCATTTTCAATTTGGTTAATAAATCTTGACCAATATTTGTTATATAAGTTATTGTTAGTTAATGTCTCGTAATTTGAGTAATATAAATAATCAGTTAAACCATAATTAATATCGATTTGTGGGTTGAATACATCATCAAAGTGAAGAGCTTGCGGATATTTAGGTAGTGTTACTGGTTGGGTAACAATTAAATTTGTACCAGTTGAAGCACTTTGAATAAATACCCACTCACCATCAACCCAACCATTATTGCGCAATATACGAATATTAGTTTTTGGATTTTTGTTAACAATCGCTGGAACTGCAAGACCATTACTATTTATTACAATTGGTGTTGGACTGAATAAGTTTTCAATTTTTCTTGTTGATTGTGTAAATTCAGTTGAAAAAGTATATTCTAATTGACCATATATTTCATTTGTTCCCAATTGGTATTGCCTATTCCATTGGTCATTATCTTGCTTATAAGTAAGTGTTAATCTTTTATCTTGTAAGTCAGGTAAAAATTCTAATGTAACATCTGAATTAATATCTAATTTATTGGTCCAATCTTTAATTGCTCCCGAATCATAATATTCGTCACGAGTCTCAATAATAAGTAAGTTATCAAGGGTTGGTGATGGTGTTATGAACAAGTTATACATCTTAACAATTCCGTTGATGAAATCACGTTGTTTTATTTGTTTAGGAATAAATGATTTAACATCAACAATTTGACCTTCTGTTAAAGATTGATTAATATTTGTTTTAAAGAAATTGTTTTCAAATTCTGTTGGGTCAATTCTTCTAGTAACAATAAAATAAGGTATTTGAGAAACCGCCAATGGTGTTGTTGTACCAGATTCAAACCATACTCCAGTATATTGGTATGATGTTTCAACTAATGGTTTAACCTTTTGGCCAGGTACCAAATCACTAATCAAATTAGCACTAGCAATTGTATCAAATGTATATGTACCAGCAGAAAAAAATATATTACCTGTACCACCCTCATAAAAATAAGGTGTTTCATTTTGTGCTCGTATATCAGTTAATTCATTATTTATTGTTGTAAATAGTCTTATACCAAATGTTGATGGTGCTGTTACTGAACCACCTGGTGGATTTATCTGACAATCAACAGGAACAATTAATTGTATTTGAAGTTTATAACTGATATTAAACTCAACATTTTTAAATAATGGTGAAGTATATTCACCAGTTGTTGTGTTATAATCATTATTAACATCTGTATTTGGTGGTGTTGTATCATCATCATATAATAATTCATTAGTGACTACATTTAAACCAAATCCACTACCAAATGTAGTTGCACTTAAAACATAACTTATACTAGTACCAGATGTATATCCAGCTCTTATATTATTTGTTATTGGTGATAAAGGAATATCACCATTATATGGTATAATCAAATTTTGAAAATCACAATCCTCAAGACTATCCCATTGGTAGCTATAACCACTATCTAGAAAAATTCTATCCCAATATGCTTTGGCATAAATTGCTGGGGCAAAATCCGTAACAGTATAATCAACACTTGATTTAAATGGTAAAAAATAAGTATAAGTATCAGCAGCTGTGTGAGCACTTGTTGCTGTTATTGCACTTAATGTATATATGTGATTGAATTGGTCCCATAATGGCAAATCTTCCAATAATTTTTCTTGTAGTGTTGAATAAAAATCACCACTACCTGACGTTACCTGAACTTCATATTCAACGAATTCATCTGGTATTCCTAATGATGGACTTAATTTATTTACATTTAATAAACGCAAAAATCCATCCATTACACTTATACCATTTTGGATAATTTGACATCTTTGTTTGGCATTAATGTTAAATGTTGCATCACTGATATTAACATCAAATAAATTTGAAAATATTTGATTATTATTAGCCGTGCCAGGAACCACTATCGTCTTTGAATAATTACCCTGTCTTTTGCTTATATCTTGAATCTCTGCGATTGAATAATTTAATGGAATACTTATATTTTCTTTTAATTCTAAGTATCCAAGATTTTGTATTTGAATATATGTTGTTGTCATTTGTTTTCCCTAATTAAACATTATTAATAATGTTGTTATTTGAATATTCAATTACTATTTTAATTTGAATATTCTTTTTATTATTTTTTGTTTGAATTTGATAATTATTACTTATTACATTTACTGGCCATAACTGACCAAAATCTTTAATAAATACTGATGGTGATGAATATAACTCTCTTAAATAATAAGCTTCAGCTTCAGTTAACCAATCACTAGTTAATTCTAATTGTTGAGTTACTGTTGTATTTATATTCTTTTTACCCCTTTCCCAACTATTATATTGCCATTTAATACTACCATCTATATTACCCAAATTACCCAAAATTTGATTATAACTATCTCTATTTATATTTTCGCTTCTAACATTTTGTAATGTAAAATTAGCTGGTACATAACTTCCTAATCTATCAATAAATACCAACTCTATATTACCATATCTTGTTTGTGACCAATCTACATTAAATGTATATGCTGAAGACTCCGCTGTTACACCACTATATAATTGAATACTATAATTATCAGTTGTTTGACTTAATATCCCTGATGTTGCTGTCATATCAGCGAAAGCTTGTTGAAGAATAACACTATTTGCATCTGGAATTGAATCTCCATTAATTTTAAATATCTGACCATTATTACCAACAAAGTTTATTACTTCATCAACAAATTCAGCATCACTTAATGATGCCCAAGGTGATGGTGTTGCACCGCTAAATAAAGTTAAACCAGTACCATCATCTTGGATTAATGTAGCTTGCCAGCAATAATTACGGAAGATTGGAAATATACCAAAATCATTTATCCAATTTTCTTCATTAATAGTTATATCACCAGGTCCAGCATCAATCACATTCACATACCCAATACCACTTAATGGTAAGTTATATTGCCCGTGATTTGTTAATAATTGAATAGAATAACTAGTACTACCAGTATTTGCTGATGTCACAATTGATGATGAATAAAAATTTAATCTCATTGTATTTGACTCTCTTACTCTATAACCATTTGGTACATTAGTCAAAAATAAAGCATTATTATTTACAACTGTGTTATAATTAGTTGGATTAAATTGCATAAATTGTTGATGACCAATCGCACCATTCCAAGCCCTAAAATCAAATATATTTTTTGAATTATCAATAAATATACTTTTTGGTTTGCCTTCATAGAAACTAGTTCCACCAACAGTTGCACCAGCAATAAAATTTTGATTTATAATAACACCTGAAAATCCACTTACAGTTACAGCACTCAAAACCTCAAACACACCATTATAAGCTGGCACATCAAATCCAGCATTTTGTTGTAATTCAATAAAATTCCCCGTAACAAAAGGAGTCGTTGAACCTGTTGAATATACTATAGTTAGTCCACTTGTGTTTTCAAAAATAGTATCAAACCAATCCCAAGTTACTATATATTCTTCACCAAATTCAACATCATAATTAACATATATATTTGGAATATGTCTACCACCAGTTGGAATTGGGTTAAGGTCTTCGCTTATATTTGAACGAATTATTTGATTAATATCAGCAACCCCATAACCATCATTTGGTCTTGG